TGCTCACCGAGATGTTCACGTGCCTAGACGCAGGCGACCCGGCCATGACCGCCGAGCAGCTCGCCGAGTGGCGCGAGCGCGCCGGGATCGAGGCGCAGTCATGACCGTCACGACCGAAGCCCCGGCGCGCACCCTCGCCGACGCGAAGGAATGCCTGACCGGCCTCCTCCTGCACTTCGCCGACCACGTCAAGCGCGATGTCAGCGAGTGCCCGGCATGCGCGAAGTCGATCGAGGACAGGTGCCCTGAGCACGCGGAAGACGCGGCGGCGCAGGCGCGCTACGAGCACGCCGCCGGGCTCGTCGCCCACGTCGCGACCCGCGAGGAACTCTGGGCCGCATTCTGCTACGCCGCGCCAGAGGAAGCCGAGCGCGGCCTCGTGGCAGACCTGAACAGCATCACGGGGGGTACGAAGTAATGGCTCTCAAGACACGCAAGCCCACGGGTGCCGTCCCGTGGCCGCTCGTCCTCGTCGAGGGCAGCGAGAAGACGGGAAAGTCGTGGTCCGGCGCGGTCCTCACCGCCTCAGGCAAGGTCGGCCGCTGCTTCTGGATCGACCTCGGCGAGGGCTCTGCCGACGAGTACGGCGCGATCCCTGGCGCGGACTACGAGATCGTCGAGCACGACGGCTCGTTCTCCGACCTCTACGGGGCCGTCGCGGAGATCCGCGACCTCGCGGCCGCGGCGCTCAAGGACGGGGCGAAGCCTGTCGTGCTGGTCATCGACTCCATGACCGCCGAATGGGACCTGCTCAAGGACTGGGCATCGGACCGGGCGAAGTCGTCGAAGTTCAACCGGCAGAAGCTCGCCCAGGACCCGCACGCCGAGATCCGCGTGTCGCAGAACTACTGGAACGACGCGAACGCCCGGCATCGCAAGCTGATGCGGCTGCTCATGACCTTCCCCGGCATCGTCGTCATGACCGCCCGCGGGAAGGAAGTCGCCGCGGTCGGGGACGACGGGCAGCCGGTCGAGGGCAAGAAGGAGTACCGGGTCGAGGCGCAGAAGACCCTCGGCTCCGACGCCTCCGTCTGGGTGCGGCTGTCCCGCGGCCACGGCCCCGCCGTCGTCGGTGCCCGGTCGGTGCACTCCGGGATCCGTCCCGGCATCGACGAGCCGAAGACGCTCCCCGATGACTGGTCGCTGGAATGGCTGATCTTCGACGCGCTCAAGTGCGACCCGGCGAAGGCTCACGTGCGTGACCTGACGGAGCCGAAGTCGGACGTGGTGACGCCGGAGCACATCCGCGACGAGGCGCTGGCGAAGGACACCGGGTTCGCCCGTATCCGCGAGCTGTACGCGGAGGCTGAGCGGCTCGGCTACGACGACGTGACCATCCACGACGAGCGCGGCGCGGAGGAGCTGCTGCTGACGCTGCTGAAGCGGCTCGGGGACGCGAAGCGCCCGGCACCGCAGCAGGGCACCGGCGAGCAGCAGCAGGCGCGTCAGGCGAAGCCGGAGACGGCCCCGGAGCAGCCGGCCGAGGCTGCCTGGGACCTGGACAAGGCGCTCGCCGCGGCACCGGTCGCCAAGGACCGGGACGAATGCGTGAAGCTCTGGCACCAGTCCGCGGCGGCAGTCAGGGCCGGCCAGTGCAGCACCGCCGATGCCGAGCGCATCCAGGCCCTGCTCACCGCCCGCATGGACGACCTCAAGAACGCGGAGCAGGCCCCGGCCGCCCTTGACCCTGAGGACCCGTGGGCCGTGCGGGTTGAGGAGATCGCCACCGCCGCCGACGCGGAGCAGGCCATGAACGAGCTACTGGAGGCGTTCAAGGGCGGCCGCGTCGATGAGACCCGCGCCAACACGATCCGCAACGCGATCAGTGCCCGCGCGGCACAGGTCGCCGATGTCATCGATGGCAAGGTCGCCGGGAATCTCAGCGCGGACCTGGGCGGAAAGGAAGCGGCTTAATGAACGGCCTGTCGCTGCCGCAGCGGATCGCGGTGACCGAGTTCCTCGCGAAGCACTTCGCGGAAGTCCGCAAGGATGAACTGAACCCGGAGGCCGTCGCCGACATGGTCGCGGGCGAACGGCACGCGGCGAAGTTCGGCGGCCAGGTCGCCGCCTGGGTTTCGATCCCGGAGCCATCTGTCCGGGTTACCGACAAGGACGGCCTGCTCGCATGGTGTCGCAAGAACCTGCCGCAGGCGATCGAGACCGTCGAGCAGGTCCGCCCCGACACGGCCAAGGCGCTGTGCGAGCAGGTGAAGAAGCACGGCGGATGGGTCAACGAGGACGGCGAGGTCGTGCCAGTCGACGGCATCGGCGCGGGTGACCCGTCGCCGCGCGTGAACCTCACTCGCGACGCACAGGAGATCATCGCTGCTGCCTGGCGCGCCGGGGACATCAGCCTCGGCGACGCGCTCCCGATCGAGGCCGTGCCGGACAACGGCGAGGGGGCGAAGGCGGCGTGACCGAGCAGCCCTACGAGCCGCTGTCGCCGCAGGACATTGAGCGGCGGCTGCGGTGGCTCGTCACCGAACTGACCAAGGCCCAGGAAGCCCTCGCGAAAGCCCGCGACAACGAGGTCAGCCGCAAGCACGAACTCAACGCCGAACGGCGCCGCTGGCTGCTGTCCGACGAGCGGCCGAAGGTCACCCGCGGCGGATTCACGACCGCCGAGCGGGACGCCTGGGTGGACGACAAGGTTGCTGACCTTCAGCTCGCCTACGACATCTCCGTCGCGACCCGCGAGTCCGCGCAGGACCACCTGCGCGTAGTGCGGGACCAGGGCGAGATCGTGAGGTCCCTAGGGGCGAGCGTGCGGCAAGCGTACGAGATGGCGGGGGTGGCGGCGTGAGCGTTCGCATCCTCCTCACCGGCTGGCCGGACGAGGTTGCCGAAGCACAAAAGCGCGTGGAGTTCCTGTTCGACGTAGTCGGCAACTCAGGCCCGAAGCGCTACGACAAGAAGCCCGGCCGCGTGCGGGTCTACATAGAGGCCGAGGTGATCGACCGTGGCTGAGCTGAAGCGCTCACGAGGACTGCAGCGCAAGACGCCGCTGAAGACCACCACGCTGCTGCTGCCCTGCGGCCACCCGTACGGCACCGAGGGCGAGGCCCGCCGCAGCAAGCGCGGCCAGCGCAAGGGAGCGGTCGTGGAGAAGTGCCGCGACCGCCGGTGCGGCGGCTGGCACGTCCGGGTGCCGCAGAGCCGGACGGACACCGGGCCGTCCCGCGACGTCCGTGTCCTGGTCATGGAGCGCGATAACCGGTGCTGCCAGGGATGCGGAACAAGCGTCCTCGGCCGCCCCTACAGCATCCAGCACCGGGACGCACGCGGCATGGGCGGCACCTCCGACCCGGCCGCGAACTCTCCCTCGAACCTCGTGCTGCTGTGCGGCAGCGCGACCACGCCCGGCTCCTGCCACCTCGCCTGCGAGGAGCGCGACCCGGTGATGCACAAGCGCGGGTTCTGGCTGAAGCGGGGCGAAGACCCGGAGCGGGTGCCGGTCATGATCGCAGGCCCGGGCTACCTCATCGCCGCATGGCTGCTGCCGGACGGCACGAGGACGTTCGACGCGCCGGGGCGTGCCGCATGAGCCTCGTATCCGCCATCCTCGGCATCCGCCATCGCAGGCGCCTCGAGCGCCGGTATGCCGCGGCCATCCCCGTCATCCGCCGTGCCGCACTGGCCGGCGACCCGTCCTGCCAGGCTCCCGGGAGCGAGTCATGAGTATCAGCGGAGGAATCCTCCTCGGCCTCTGCGGCGGCATAGCCATGGTCGGCCTCGCCGCCCTGGTGTGCTGGATCGACCTGCGGAGGGCGCAGGGCAAGACCACGCGGCCCGGCCTGCGCCGGTACCTGCCCACCTGGATGCTGATGCAACTCGGCGGCAAGCGGGTGATGGTGCCGGCGGACAGGAACGGAACGCCGCTCAGCGGCCACGAGATGCGGGAGCTTGACCGGGCGGTGTTCATGTTCCACGACCACGCCGCTACCCAGTCTGTCGCGGGCGCCGAATGGGCGGCCGAGTCGATGATGCGGGGGGCGAAGTGATGAGCATCCTCAAGCCCGGCAAGACATGGCGCGAGCGCGCAGGGCGGATCGTCCTGGATCCGCTCGGACCGCACGACGAAGTCATGACGACATCGATGGACCGGCGCTGGCTGTGGCGCATCGAGGGGCTGCTCGCAGTGTCGGCGACGTGCGACGCGCAGCGCCAGCTCACCGCCGACCTCCGCGCCTACCTGGGTGAGACCTGCGAGCACCACTGGCGCGACTACGCAGGCGACGACGACATCCCGGCTCACCGGCAGTGCCTGTGGTGCAACGAGGTCGAGTGGGCCGACGGCGGGGCGGTGACGGCATGAGCGCCCCGATCCGCCTCACGGTCCCGATAGACGCAGACGGCAGCCGCATGGAAGTCGACGCCTACCCGACGCCCACGCCCGGACTCTTCATCCACGGATCAGTGGACGACAGCAGCACGTGGACGATCGCCCATCAGGCGTCCGGACTCATCCTCGCCCGGTTCGCCGACCCGGAAGCAGCCCTCGCCTGCGCGATCGACCTGGGCAGCATCACTGACTGGGCGCGTGCCGTTGACGAGCCCGCCATCCGCGACCGCGCCCGTGCCGTGCTGATCCGATGGGGTGCGCTTCGCCGTTCCCGCAGCGCGCCGCGGCGGGTCGCCCGTGCGTTGGGGGCGATCCAGTGACCCCCCGAACCCCCCGAGACTCCCTGGCCGGTCAGCCATCGCCGGACCGGGGAAACGCGGCGCAAGGGTGTCCCCCCGTCACCCGCGCCGCCGCCCCGGGCGTCCATGCTTCCCGTCATGGCGCCCGGGGCCCCGCAGACACGGCGACCGGAGCGCAGGCCCCAGCAAACGCCGCTCCGGTCGCCGGTACCACCTGGGTGATCGAGCTCCCCGCCGGGATGAAACTCCTCAGCCAGAACGGGCGCCTGCACCACATGGAACGCCACCGCCGCTTCCAGGCGCTGAAGAAGGCCGCGTGGGCGATGGCGATCAGCCGGAAGGTGCCGCGCCTCGAGCGCGCCGAGATCGTCGTCGAGTACCAGCCCCGCAGCAGCCAGGACACCGACCCCGATAATGTTCCGCCGGCGAGCGGGAAACCGTGTATCGACGGGCTGGTGGCGGCGAAAGTGCTGCCCGATGACAGCGAACGCTACGTTGCGTCGGTCAAGGGGATCATCGGGCCGCGTCATCCCGGCGGCCGGATCGTCCTGCATGTGACGGAACTCCCTGCGGACGGTGCAGCGTGAGTGACCTGACCGCCGTCTCCCTGTTCGCCGGCATCGGCGGTTTCGACCGGGCCCTTCAGAGTGCCGGCGTCCACATGTCGGCGGCCGTGGAGATCGACAAGGACTGCCGGGGAGTCCTGCGCCGCCAGTTCCCCGAGACGACCATCTTCAACGACGTGACGGAGGTAACCGGTGACCAGCTTCGAGCAGCCGGGTTTGTTCCAGGACGAGGCATCATCACCGGGGGCTTCCCCTGTCAAGACCTCTCAATTGCCGGACGCCGCGCGGGCCTGGGTGGCGCACGCTCGGGACTGTTCTGGCAGATCATGCGGCTGGCCGACGAACTGCAGCCACGGTGGCTCCTTCTTGAGAACGTCCCCGGCCTCCTGTCGGCCGTCTGCCCCTGCCCAGGTGACGACACCTGCACCGTCAATGGACGCGCTCTTCAGTGTGGAGAATGGCGCGGCCCCCGCGAACATCGCGTCTGGTTCCCGAACGTCCCCCACCAGGTCCGCGGAGGCGCGTGCCCAGGCGGCTGCATGCCTGCCCACGGGGGAGCAATGGGTACCGTCCTCGGGGCGCTGGGCAAGCGCGGGTATGGGTTCGCCTACCGAGTGCTGGACGCTCAGTTCTTCGGCGTCCCCCAGCGACGCGAGCGCGTCTTCATTGCCGGATGTCTTGGAGACTGGGCCGCACCTGCGGAAGTACTTCTTGAGCCCGAGAGCGGCGACGGGCATTCTGCGGCGCGCGGCCAGGCGCGGGAGGGTGCTCCCGGAGGCACTGAGGGCGACGCTGGAGTCCCTCGCATCGCGCACGCCCTGACGGCCCGTGAGGGGAAGGGCGCGGACTCGGACGCCACGTCCGGGTTCGTGGTCACCACGCTCCAAGGAGGCGGGAAGCGAGGCCACAGGATCGACGCCGAGGGTGCCGCGGGCGGCCACCTCGTCCCGGTTATCCCCCTGGCGCTGCGAGGACGGGAAGGCGGGAGCGCCGCCGAGTGCGGCGAGCCCGGAGACCCGGCGTTCACCGTCCGCACTCCCGGCGGCGGATCGTCGTACCCGATGATCGCCCACGCGCTCACCTCTGAGGGCGCGGACGCGAGCGAGGACGGGACAGGGCGCGGGACACCGCTGGTGACCGTTCCCGTCGCCGCAGATGCCGCCGTGCGCCGCCTGACGCCGCGCGAATGCGAGCGGCTGCAGGGCTTTCCGGACGACTGGACGCGCTGGCAGGACGACGGGGCCGAGCAGTCCGACTCTGTCCGCTACCGGCAACTCGGCAACGCCGTGGCTGTCCCGGTCGTGGAGTGGATCGCCCGGCGCGTCGTCGCGGTTGACGGGGCGGCAGAGAGCGAGGCGGCCGCATGATCCGCCCCGCCATCCTCGCCGCGGCGTCGCTCGCCGCCGGGTACCTCGCCCGCAGCGAGCTGGACCGCCGCCTCAGGTCACGCCGACCGCCGCGGCCGGGACTCGCCGTCGCCCTCGGGGACGACGCCTGGGTACTCGGCAGGATCGGGGCCGTCAAGGGCCGCATGGGCGACGCCGACCGCGTGACTGCCCTGACCGTCCTGGTCGACACCCCGGACGGCGAGGAAGCCCTCTACACCGCATCGGAGCACTCCGGGCCGCACAAGCTCGTCCGGACCCCCGTCAGCACCCCGTACGGGACCTGCGAACGGTACGTGGTCATGCCGCCGACGCCGGATGACGCGGCAGGGCTGGACGGTGCCGCGTGAACGGGGGCAGGTCAGGCTTGGCGGCGCGGCCGTTCCTCGGTGAGGCCAGCGGCCTTGAGGATGCGGTTCACCTGCGTCTGCCTGTACGGCACCACCGCAGTGATGTCCTCGATCAGCGCGCCGTCTTTCCGCTCGGCGACGATCGCGTCGGCCAGCTCCTTGCGGGCATCCTCGAACTGCGTGCTGAGCCGGTTGTAGGCGCGGCTCGCCTTCAGCAGCCGGGCGCGGGTCTCGTCGCTCATGAGGTCCATGATGACACACGCCGTGGGCAATTCCTTCAGGTCCATGGTATCGGTCTCCGTGTTGGTCTTACTGAACGTTCTCCTCTATGGTATAACGAAGAGGAGAGATTCGCAGCACATGGCACTGAGTTTCCTTCCGTTTGAACAGCACGACCCCGGACCCGCCCGGGCCGAAAACCCCCCGAATCACGACCAAGAGAGGCGACGGTGTTGACCCTCGTCCCCGGCATCATCCAGCCAACCGCGACCGGACTCCGGATCGCTGGCGAGGACCGGCGTTACTGGCCAGCCCCCGAACGGGAAGCGTGGTGTGATACCGGCGCCGACGAGGCAGGCGCGGGGAACGTCGGTGACCGCAGCGGGCGGGAAGGCGGCCCCGGGTGGCCATCAGCGTCATGACGTGGGTGTGGGATCACTCGCGCTCCAAGCACTCGGCGCGGCTGGTTCTGCTGGCCATCGCGGACTGCATGAATTCCGAGCACGCCTGGGCGTGGCCGAGCAACAAGGCTCTCGCGACTAAGACCAACCTGACCGACCGGGCCGTGCAACTAGCCGTCGCCGACCTGGCGAAGCTGGGCGAGCTTGAGGTCGGTTACAACGAGGGCCCGAAGGGCTGCAACCGCTACCGGGTGCTCGTGACTACCCCCGAAAAGTCTTCACCCCCGAAGAGTCTTCGCCCGGAAGATTCTGCGCCCCCGAAAACTTCGCAGGCTTCGGGATCGGAGCAGGTCAACGACCAAACCCCCGAAGGATCTTCGCCCCCCGAAGGATCTTCGCCCCCGAAAAATTCGGCAGAGACCCCCGAAGAGTCTTCACCCGGAACCGTAAGGAACCGTAAGAGATCTTCTAAGAAGAAGAACGCCGGCGCCGAACTATTCCGCGAGGACGTCGAGCGCATCTGCCGGCACCTCATCGACCGCATCGTCGGCCACGGCAGCAAGCAGCCGAACATTACCGACGCCTGGCGCAGGGAAACCCGTCTTCTCCTTGATGCCGACAAGCGCACCGAAGAGCAGGTGCACATGGCCATCGACTGGTGCCAAGACAACGCCTTCTGGCGCAGCAAGGTCATGTCGATGCCGAAGTTGCGCGAGAAGTACGACGTCCTGCGGCTTGAGGCCAAGCGGGAGCGCGACGAGGCCGGCGGCAATCGCAATGGCCAGCGCCAGCAGCGCCGCGGCGGCGCTGCGGACGACCTCACCGACCAGAAGTACGGACCCGGGAGCACCGTGATATGACCACGATCAGCGCAGAGCAGGAGGCGCTCGAGATCTGGCACGCCGAACGCCGTGCCCGTCTCGCCGAGAATCTCCTCGCCGACCGCCCCGGCGAGTTTGCCAGTCCCGGGGACCTCCGCCCGGATGTCCGTGCGTGGGCCGAGGCCCTCACCGCCGGCCGGCCGCAGAACCTCATCGTCACCGGCCCCGTCGGCGTCGGCAAGACCTGGCTCGTGTGGCACGCCGCCGAGCACGCCGTCCGGTCCGGCTACGAGGGCCGCGTCGCCATCACCACGGCCGGCGCGCTGCGGCGCATGCTCGCCCCGGCGACCGCCGACCCGGCCGCGTTCACCCGCTGCCGCGACGCCGGGCTCCTCGTGATCGACGACATCGGCGCCGCCCGCCTGTCCGAATGGGACCTGGACCATCTCGGCGAGCTCGCCGACGCACGCTGGGCGGCCCGCTGCCCGACCGTGATCACGTCGAACCTCACCGGGCTGAGCAAGCTCCTCGGCCCCCGCATCGCGAGCCGCATCCAGCACAACGCCCTCGTCGTCGAGATGGACGGCCCCGACCGCAGGAGGCAGCAGTGACCGCCCTGGACGAAGCCCCGGTGATGGCGGGGCCGGGCCGCACCGATGACGTGGCCCTCGCCGAGAAGGAACTGCTGGCGTCGATGATCGCCTCGAGGCAGGCGGCCGAGGATGCCCTGGACATGTTCGGCCCGGACGACCCGTTCGGCGACAACATCCACCGCGCGGTCTACGCGGCGGTCCGCTGGCTGACCGAGGAAGCCGGGCTGGACGAGCCGGGCAACATCCGGCTGGGGACCGCCGGCAGCGGCCCGCTCGCCGCCGACTCCCGCGTTGATGAGTCCGCGCAGCGACGGTTCGCCGGGGTGCTGAACCGGCTCGTGACGACCGAGCAGGGCATCTGGCGCACCGGGCAGGCGGCGGTGATCCTCGGCTCCGTGGCACGGCACGCGACCCCGGCGTGGCGGTCGAGCGCCGCCGTGGTGATGCGCGCGGCCGCGGTGCGCCGCACGCTGGAGGCGCTGGAGACGGCGCGGCTGGCCGTGTCGCGGCCGGGATGGGATCCCGGTGACGGCGGCGACCAGGTCCGCAAGCTTGTCGACGGCGCACTCGGCGCGGACCTCGAGACCTCCCTCGCGGTGACCGCTGCGGACCTGTTCGACGAGACGGTGGCGCGCCTCGAGGCCGGCGAGGCCCCCGGCGTGATCCGGTTCCCGTGGAAAGACCTGCAAGAGCTCGTGCCGTGGCTGCGGCCCGGCCAGCTGGTGACAGTCGCGGCTCGACCCAGCTTGGGCAAGTCGCTGGTGGCCGGGGACCTGGCTAGGTTCACCAGCATCAAGCGGCAGATCGCATCGGTGCTGTTCACGATGGAAATGGACCGCTCCGAGGTGATGGACCGGCTCATCGCCGCCGAGGCCGGGGTGCTGCTGGAGAAGATCACCGGCTGCGCGCTGGACGACGCCGAATGGGACCGGATCGCGCGGGCGCGAGACCGGTTCAGCGAGTCGAAGCTCATCATCGACGACACGCCCCGGGCGACGATCGCGCACATCCGGGCGCGGCTGCGCGGCATGGCGCGGCGGGAGCCGGCGCAGCTGGCGATCGTCGACTACCTGCAGCTGATGGCACCGCCGAAGGGCGGCGATAACCGGCAGCAGGAAGTCTCCGCCCTCGTCGGCTCCCTGAAGGCCATCGCCCGCGAGTTCCGCATCCCGGTCGTGATGCTGTGCCAGCTGAACCGGGGTCCGGAGCAGCGGCAGGACAAGCGCCCGTACCTGTCAGACGCCCGCGAATCCGGGTCCGTCGACAACGACTCGGACATCGCGATCCTGATCCACCGCGAGGACTTCTACGACCGGGAGTCGCCGCGGGCGGGTGAGGCGGACCTGATCGTCGACAAGAACAGGAACGGCCGGCGCGGCACGGCGACGGTCGGCTTCCACGGCCGGTACGCCCGGTTCGTGGACCTCGCATGGACCCCCTCGGCTGCTGCACTGAAGGACGAATCATGACTGAACGCTCGCAACTTGGCGACTGCTGCCAGAACCACGACCCGATGACAGCCCCGGTGGTCTACCCGTACACGGTCACCCTTGACCGCAGCAGCCTGCGCGGTCACTACCGCTGTGGATGCGGCCGCACCTGGTCGTGCTGGTGGGACATACAGGCTGCGGGCTGGACGCTCGCGGATGTGGAGGCCGCAGCGTGAGCATCAACTCAGTCCCGACGACCTATGCGGGCGTCCGGTTCCGGTCCACGCTGGAGGCGGACTGGGCCGCCACCCTCGACTCGCTCGACATCGTATGGCAGTACGAGCCCGAGGCCGTGAAGCTGCCGTCCGGCACGCTGTACCGCCCGGACTTCTACCTGCCCGAGATAGCCACGTGGCTGGAAGTCAAGGGGCCACACAACGAGCGCCTGGACAAGACGCGCGAGCTCGCCGAAGCGGTCTCCTGCCCGCCTGGCTGCGATCCTGAAGACGGCTTCGGGGAATACCAGCTCGTAGTCATCGGCAGGGCCCCCGAGCGAGGCATCATCACCTGGCAGCTTGTCGACCAGGTAGGCGACGGCGAGGCGGACCTCGTGAAGTGCCCGACCTGCGGCGCGTGGTGGTGGTATGCGTGGGCCGGCTCTTTCGGTTGCCGCAAGCACCGTCGGCACCGCGGCGGCGATGAAGACCTGCAGGGCAATGGCACCAGCGATCTGCCGTTCGTTCGCGCGCCCCGTAGCGGTCGGCCCGTGGGCGGTGCGGCATGATCCCCACCTGCGCCGGATGCGGCGGACCGGCGCTCGATCGCCTCACGGTTCGCTACCGGTATGCCAGGGACGTCATCATCCCTGAGGCCGCGGACCCCTGGTACGTCCACGGGGGTGCCCCGCTGCGTAGTTGCGGGTCGACTGCATGTGGAGCGTCCGCGCTGCTTGCCGTGATGGAAGAGGTCATCACCAAGGTCATGCTCGCCCACGGGCGGCTCCTCAAGCCCGCTGACCTGCAAATCACGGGCGTCGGCCACCCGGCCGACTTCTCCGACATCATCATCAGCCCTGGCGAGGAGTCATGACCGACACCTACAGCACCCGCTACTGCGAGACACACGCCGGCGCCTGCGCAAGCCGCGACCAGGACTTCGGCCCGTTTCCCGGCTGCCGCGACTGCCCGAAACCGGACGGGTTCGACCTCAGGACGCAGTTTCACCTGTTCGGGCCGCAGTCGTCCGCGACGGAACCCCCGCCCGGGCCGAGGCCGCAGGCGGCAGGCGGGTCGCCCGCGCACAAGCCGCGCCCCGGGGCGTGCGGCACCCCCGGCTGCGGGGAGCGTGCGGTGCTCTACCCGTGCGGCTGGCGCTGCCCGTCACACAAGCCCGGGAGCAAGCTCGCGGCCGACGGTGCATCATGACCTCCCCGGATCTGCGCATGGCCTGCCAGTCCCCGTCCTGCCACCCCGGCGACTACCCCGCGGTCCTCCCGTCCACGGTCACTCCGGCCGGCAACTCCCTGCGTGCCGACTACACGCACCTGGCGTGCGGGACGTCGTGGCCGGCGTGGTGGGACGCGGTGGCGGCGCAGTGGCCGCTGAACCCGCCGGCCGCGCTGGAGGTGGCAGCGTGACCCCGCTGAGGCCCCCGTTTCCCTACTACGGCGGGAAGCAGATCCCCGCGGAGCGGATTATCGCCCTGCTGCCGCCGCACCGGCACTACGTCGAACCGTACGCCGGGAGCCTCGCTGTTCTGCTGGCCAAGCCTCGCGTGACCTTCGAGACGGTGAACGACCTGGACGGCCGCCTGATGAACCTCTGGCGCGTCCTGCGGGAGCGTCCCGATGACTTCGCCCGGGTCTGCGCGATGACGCCGCATTCCCGTGCCGAGCACGCCGCGGCGCTGAATGCCGTCGACGACGAGCCTGAAGACGACCTCGAGCGGGCACGGCGCACGTTCGTCCTGCTGACCCAGGGTCAGTCCGGAGGCACGTCGAGGCGCACCGGATGGCGCTACTTCGCCAATCCGCTCGGCTCCACGTTCTCGATGCCGCAGTACCTCGAGGCGTACCTCGGCAGGTTCGCGGGGATCGTCGGAAGGCTCGTCGGCGTGTCCCTCGAATGCCGCCCGGCGCTTGAGGTCATCGCCAACTACGGGCAGCACCCGGATGCACTGCTCTACATTGATCCGCCTTACGTGCTCTCAACCCGGAAGAGTCTCGGCTACCGGTACGAGATGACCGATGAGGACCACCGTGAGATGGCGGCCGCCCTGAGTTCATGCCGATCTGCGGTGGTCGTCTCCGGCTACCCGTCAGGCCTCTACGACGAAGAACTGTTCCCGGACTGGAACCGCAGGGCAATGCCCGCGGGGACCGGGAACGGCGGCCAGTGGCGCGATCGCACGGAGGTGCTGTGGTCTAACCGCCCGTTCCCGCAGGGCTCGCTGTTTGACGACTTGGACGAAGCGTCATGAGCGCCTCCCCGTGGCGCCTGTCATGGCGTGCCGACCCTGTCGTCCGGGCCATCGCCGACCGGCACTACAACCGCCAGAAGATCGGCGCCGTCCAGTTCGTGCCGCCCGGCCGCTGCCTCGTCCTCAAGACCTCCGACGGGACCGCGGCGTGGATCAGCTCGTGGCCGCTGCCGCAGTTCGTCCAGCACGCCTGGGCGGGCGCGTGGGTCAACTCCCTGTTCCGCAACGAGGGATCGCATCTGTCGTCGGACCTGATCCGGCTGGCGGTCGCGCACACCCGCGCCGTGTGGCCGGATGTCCCCGAGTTCGGCATCGTCTCGTTCGTCGACGCGTCCAAGACCGCGCCGAAGGACGTCCCCGGCTGGTGCTACCGCCGCGCCGGATGGTCGCACGCCGGGTTCACGCAGGCCGGCCTGTACGCGTTCCAGCAGCTGCCCGGACGCAAGATCGCCCGCCGCTCGGAGCCGATGCCCGGTGCCGCGCCGGTGCCAGGCTGGCAGCCGTCCCTGTTCGACGAGGTGGCTTCGTGACCTCCTCCCTAAGTTTCCCGCGCAACCAACCCATCCCCGCAGTCCGGAGTAACCCCCCATGCCAACCGCATCCGATGCCGCCCGCGTGGCTCTCGCGTCCGTGGTGACGCACCGCCTCAGCTCGGCCCTGTCCCGCACCCCGGTCAGCGACCCGGCCGCGATCGCCCGCATCACCGGGCCGGGCGTGACGCAGGTGCTTGACGCCGCCGACATCCTCGTGGCCGCTGCCGTCGCCGAGGCACGCGCCGTGCAGGCAGCCGAGCACGCCGTCAAGTCCGCTGCGGCGGAGACCGCTCAACTGGAAGGAACACGATGACCGACGACCGCGCCGCCGCCTCGT